ATGCTTGGAATTGCGGAAGAGTATACACACTTCGATGCGGACCTTATTATGCACATCAATTCTGTATTTGCAATCCTAACCCAAATTGGTGTTGGTCCCTCTGAAGGTTTCTCGATCGAAGATCATACCGATGTATGGACTGACTTTATCCAGGATAATAATAAATTAGAAAGCGTGAAGTCTTATACATACATGAAGGTTAAATTGTTATTCGATCCTCCTCTTAGCTCTTCCGTAATCGAATCTATGAACCGAATTATTTCAGAGCTTGAATGGAGAATTCAAGTTGCGGCGGATCCTGTAAAAACAATCGAAGAGGAGGAAATGTAAAATGGGTAATGATTATTTAGCTCACTATGGTATTCTCGGAATGAAATGGGGTGTTCGAAGAACTCCTGAACAGCTCGCGAGAGCTAGAAGACGTTCTATGACCGATGAGCCGCATGAAGATTACAAGAAGGCCCACACACCAAAGAGTATTAAATCTATGAGTGACGCTGAGCTTCGTAATCGACTAAATCGTCTTCAGATGGAACGACAGTATTCTCAATTATCCGAAAGCAGCGTTAGTAAAGGGAAAGAGTATGCGCAAAAAGTTTTCAAAGCTGGTACTACCGTAGCGGCTGTTACTACTACTGCTCTTACTATTTATAATAACGTTGATAAAATCAAGGCCATTCTTGAAAAAAAAAGATAAGGAGAATCGATTATGGCATTATCAAACACTGCCGTTCCAAAGTATTACGGCATGTTTAGAGATGCCGTAATTCGAGGAGAAATTCCAGTATGTAAAGAAGTTTCAATGGAGATGAACCGTATAGATGATCTCATAGCGAATCCTGGTATATACTATGATGACCAGGCAGTTGAAGGATGGATTCGATATTGTGAAAACGAATTAACGTTAACCGATGGCGGCGACTTACACTTGTTAGATAGTTTTAAGTTATGGGGCGAACAAGTTTTTGGTTGGTATTACTTTGTTGAAAGAAGCGTTTATGAACCAAATCCAGATGGACACGGTGGACGCTACGTAAAGAAGACCATTAAAAAACGCCTGATTAATAAACAATATCTCATTGTCGGAAGAGGCGCTGCTAAATCTCTGTATGATTCCTGTATTCAATCGTATTTCCAAAACGTCGATACTACGACAACTCATCAAATCACAACTGCCCCAACAATGAAACAAGCCGAAGAAGTAATGTCACCCATTCGTACCGCTATCACTCGATCGAGAGGTCCTCTGTTTAAATTTCTAACAGAAGGCTCATTACAAAATACCACTGGATCTAAAGCTAAACGAGTGAAGTTAGCCTCCACAAAGAAAGGTATTGAAAATTTTCTTACCAATTCTTTAATAGAAATACGACCGATGTCTATTCCCAAACTTCAAGGTCTCCGACCTAAAGTGGCCACTATTGACGAATGGCTTTCAGGGGACATTCGAGAAGACGTTGTTGGAGCTATTGAGCAAGGTGCTTCTAAAGTTGATGATTATTTAATTATAGCAACTAGCTCGGAAGGCACGGTTCGTAATGGAAGCGGCGACACAATCAAAATGGAGTTGATGGACATTCTCAAAGGAGACTACATCAATCCACATGTTTCTATTTGGTGGTATAAACTCGATTCAATCGATGAAGTCTCCGATCCCCAAATGTGGCTGAAGGCTAATCCGAATTTAGGAAAAACCGTTAGTTATGAAACATATCAACTTGATGTTGAAAGAGCAGAAAAAGCTCCGGCCGCAAGGAATGATATTTTAGCAAAGCGTTTTGGTCTTCCTATGGAAGGATATACTTACTACTTTACTTACGAGGAAACGCTACCTCATAGAAAGAGAGATTATTGGCAAATGCCTTGCGCTCTTGGAGCAGACCTTTCTCAAGGAGACGATTTTTGTGCATTTACATTTCTATTTCCTTTACCTAATGGGTGCTTCGGTGTCAAAACTCGAAATTATATATCTTCACTAACACTAATGAAGCTCCCTGCTGCCATGAGAATCAAATACGATCAATTCATGAAAGAAGGAAGTTTAATCGTCCTTGAGGGAACTGTTCTAGACATGATGGAAGTCTATGAAGACTTAGATAATCATATAAACGAATGTGGATATGACGTTAGATGTTTTGGTTTCGACCCATATAACGCAAAGGAATTTGTAGAGCGTTGGGAATCGGAAAACGGTCCATTTGGAATCGAAAAAGTTATACAGGGTGCAAAAACGGAGTCCGTTCCTCTAGGAGAGTTAAAGAAACTCTCTGAAGAACGGATGCTTTTATTTGATGAGGAACTTATGACATTCGCCATGGGTAACTGTATAACTCTTGAGGATACGAATGGTAATAGAAAATTATTTAAGAAACGATATGAGCAGAAGATCGACGCTGTGGCCGCTATGATGGATGCATATATCGCTTATAAAGCCAATAAAGATGCTTTTGAGTAAAGGTGGTGAGATTAGATGTGGCAATACAATTATACCAACGAATTAACCCATTACGGTATTCTCGGAATGAAATGGGGTGTTCGAAGAAGTCGACAGCAGCTCGATAGATTAGCAGGAAGGGTGAAGGATCAGCAAGCAAAAAGGGCTGAAATTCGCTCAACAAAAGGGGTCGGTTCTAAAGCTTACGCTAAAGCCTCTAAAAAACTAAACCTAACTCGCGCTCGACTCGATTTGCAAAAAGCAAAAAACGAAGGAGATGCTACCGGAAAAATCCTTGCTAAAAATAGGATTAAAGATGCTAAGTTGGTAAAGAAACACGGCGCAGCAGGCCGAGTTTCTTCCGAAATGAAAAGAATATTCGGCTCAACTTTAAGTAAGCGTGAATTAGAAGCAGTGTCTGTTAATGAGTGGAGGACCATGATCGGTAGAGAGCGTACGAACAAGATATTAAAAACCACAGGAGCGATTGCCCTTCCTCTTTTATCAGCGGCCGCTATAGCCGAAGGCAAGTATTACGTGCAAAATGGTAAGTTTGGCATTCCGTCTATTAGTTTTGAAGGTGGTCAAATAGGCGTTAAAGTTCGCTAAATTTACATACCCTTTTATGGAAAAGGAGGTATGTAAAATGAACATACTCACTAAAAAAGCGAAAAAGGAGATTAAAGATTTAATTCACACAATCGAA